AGGACCATCGCCGAGAACCGCAGTCAGATGAAGGTCCTCTACGACCACGGCCAGGACCCGCAGATCGGCAACAAGATCCTGGGCACGATCGAGGACCTGCGCGTCGATGAGATAGGCCCGGCCTACGTCGTGCCCCTGTTTGACACGAGCTACAACCGCGACCTCCGGCCCGGCCTTGAGGCAGGGGTTTACGGCTCGAGCTTCCGCTTCAACGTCGAGCAGGACGAATGGACCCACTCACCGGCTCGGACCAGCCACAACCCCGAAGGCATCCCCGAGCGAACCATTACCGAGGCCCGGACGCACGAGTTCGGGCCGGTCACGTTCCCAGCCAACCCGAAGGCGACGGCCGGAGTCCGCTCCACCACCGACGCCTTCTATCGCCGCGCCAAGGACCCCGAGCAGTTCGAGGACCTGCTACGCGCCGCACAGGTAGCCCGTACCCCGTCAACGCCGCCTGTCGCGGCACCACCAGCACAGGAGAACCCCAAAGTGGAACCGACGATCGAATACACCACACGCGACGAGAAGGCTTCTCGCGTGCGTGAGCTGAAGGAGAACCTCGCCGCTCAGGCGGTGGCGTTCCCCGGCGTGCTGCCCGTCGAGGAGCAGGCCCGCTGGGACGCCGACAACAAGGAGCTCACGCTGCACGAGGCCGACATTGCCGCATGGGACGCCCGTCAGGCGAAGCTCGCGGCCTTCATTGCCAAGCCTCCCCAGACTGAGCCCGGCGCCGGCGCTGCACCGATGCAGATCAACGCCAAGAGCGAGTCGGACATTTTCGACACCGTGGCCCTCGAGCGCAGCTCACGGAGCATCGAGGAGCGCAATCAGAAGTACCGCGACAACGCCTTGCGGGCTGCCGAGCAGATCCGGGTGAATGACAAGCGGTATGACCAGGACAAGAGCCGCGAGCGCCTCGCCAGCCTTATTGAGTTCAACGACAGCGACGACAAGGAGATCGCGCACCGCGTTCTCAATACCGGCTCACCGCAGTACCGCGCAGCGTTCGATCGCTACGTCAGGAGCGGTGGTGAAGAGCGAGGCACGGCGCTCGCAGTCGGCGTTGACGCCACCGGCGGCTTCGCCGTTCCGGTGCAGTTTGATCCAACCATGATCGCCATCGGCGCATGGACCGCCATCAACCCCATTCGCGCCACCTGCCGCGTCGTGACCATCTCGGGCACCGACACATGGCAGGCGCTCACCGCCACGGCCGTCCCTGCGGTGTACGCCGCCGAGGCAGCCGCAGCGACCGAGCAGGGTCCGACGTTCGCTCGGCCCGAGTTCATCGCCAAACGGGCGCACTCGTTCGTCACTGCCTCTTACGAGATGGCGCAGGACCGGCCCGACCTGGTGTCCGAGCTCAGCGTCCTCTTCGGCGAAGGCAAGGACACCAATGAGGAGGCGCAGTTCACCATCGGCGTCGGTACCACGGTCTTCCCGCAGGGTATCGGCCTCAAGGATGCGTATACCCGCGTTGACACCGTGACCAACGATGTCTTCGCAGTGGCCGACGTTCGAGCTATGGAGGCGGCGCTTCCCATCCGCCACCGCTTCGGCGCACAGTGGTATCTCTCGCGTGCAGCGATCCGGGCCATCCAGGCGTTTGAGACGACTGGCGGCCAGCTCTTCAACGGCGTCAACTACGCCGCGGTGGGCAATCCGCAGACTGCTCTCAGCGGCAATACCGGCCTCACGTTGCTGGGCTACCCCGTCAACGAGTCGCCTTCGATGCCGTTCACCCCGACGACGGACGACACGACGTGGGGTGTTCTCATGAACCCCAGCAGCTACGTCATCGTCGACCGCGTGGGCATGAGCGTGAAGGTCATCCCCGACATGCTCAACGGCGCGACGCCTTCCTTCCCGACGGGCGAGATCGGCATCTACGCCTTCTGGCGCAACACCGCCCGCGTACTGAACGCGGACGGCGGCCGACAGGGCGGCATCCTCTAAGCCGGAACACTTCAAGCGGGGCGGGCGCAGTGCCCGCCCCGCAAACAGAGGAGACCGCAGTGTCAAACCTTCTAGCTGCCCGTGAAGCCTTCGTGGCCGAAGTGGACGGGCAGGAGATAGACATCCACGAGGGTGACCTCGTCGAGTCGGACAGTCCGATCATCAAGAAGTTCGGTCACCTGTTTGCCGAGCCGAAACTCCGCTTCCCCGTGAAGCGCAGCAAGGCGGTTGAACAGGCCACCCGGGCACCAGGAGAGAAGCGCTAGCGATGGGCCTGACCGTGACCAATACGGCCGCGACCACGGCCGCAGTTACCAACCGCTTCGTTACCACGACCAACATGAAGGTCGGCGCATACACCCTCGCCAACACGACGCCAGTGTGGTCCGGCGCCTGCTTCATCACGGTGACGCAGACGGTGGTCGTGACCGCTGACACGATGGGAACGATCGTCGTGGTCGGCGTCGACCTCGCCGGGCAGACGCGCACCGAGACGCTGACGCCCGTCGCCGACTCAACCGTTACCGGTGTCGTCCCCTTCCGAACCATCACCAGCCTCACCGGCGTCGGCTGGGTCATCGCCGGCTCCAATGACACGCTCGTCATCGGCTGCGCTGCGGGCAACATCGCCTGCGGCACCAACGGCCAGCTTGGCGGCGTTCTGGTCAACAACACCGTGGCGACGGCAGTCACGATCGCCGACGGCGCGCGGACCATCCTGACCATCCCGGCGTCTCAGGCGGCGGGCACTTACTACAACCTCAACGGCGTGGACTTCTCGAGCAACCTCCGAGTCGTCACGACCAGCACCAACGACATAACCGTCTTCCACACGCCGACTCTGTCCGTCAGCTTCGCAATGTGATTGTCTGCGGCTGGTGCGATAACTCGACGGAGCCGGGTCGCTGCTCCTATTGCGGGCACGATCCGGCTCTGCCGTGGCTGCAACGCGGCCGCGAGGTCCCGGGCGGCACCGAGGGCCGCGAGGTCGGTCGGCCACGGATTGACGTCGGCCAGGTCCGCCACCGCCTCCGTCTCGCGCGCAAGGAGCTCGGCGATCACGCCACGAACGCACAGCTGGCCGAGCACTTGCAGATCAGTGAGAGGACGCTGCATAGATGGCAGAACTTGTCCGGTTTACGCGCTGTTACTGCCGCCGCTCCGGACGGAGGATCTAACCGATGACATCCGCAGTCGGCAGCTACGCCACCGCCGGCGCCCTCAAGGCGCTGATCGGCACGACCGTCACCACCGACGACAGCCTGCTCGCCGACATCTGCGACCGCGTCAACCAATACGTTGAGTCGACGACCGGCCGCGTGCTCGCGCCGATCGCCAGCACGACCTACCTCTACGACGGCGACGGCACGAACTCGCTTTTCCTGCCGCTGCCCGTGGACAAGGCGCCTATCGGTGGCATCCAGGCGCTAACGCTGGTCGAGATCCAGTCCGGCACCGGAGCGGGATACGCGACCGTCACCGCGGGCGAATACTTCCTGCGCAACCGGCTCGGCATGACCGGCCCCTACCAGCGTCTCTATCTATCCGACGTCGGGACCTATAGGGCCTGGCCGCGCGGATATGCCACGGTGCGCCTGACCGGCACCGCTGGTTGGGCAGCCATCCCTGATGACCTCATCGACACGGCGTTGGTCATCGCACAGCGCGCATGGAACGGTCGTCAGGTCGGCTACCAGGACGTCGTCGGGACTGACGAGATGGGCCGCCCCTCCGTGGCCCGCTTCGTGTCGGGCCGCGACCGCGAGATCCTGCGCAAGTACACGCTCGAGATGGTGCTCGCGTGACGAAGGGCGGCCGCACGCCCGGAGTCGGGGGCGGCATACAGATCAACTTCTCCGGCCCGTTCTTTCAGAAGGACCCCGAGAAGACGATCCTGGAGAACGTCGAGAAGATGATGCAGGGCATCGCTGAGGAAGGCTCGGAAGCTGCGCGCGGAGGGCTGATGGTAGGCGCGGCCCATCGTGCGCCCATCCGCGCCCTCGGCGATCGCGTGGCCGACCACGTCATCGGCCGCGTGTCTTCACTGACCGGCCGCAAGTGGCAGACGGCGGCAGTGGTGCAGGTGCTCAATCGAGGTTTCAGCGGGGCCGAGGCCCGCTCGCTGATGGCCGCGGCATCGAGCGTCGAGGGCGAGACGCGGGCCTTCCGCAGTGTCGCCCGCCAGCTGCGCAGCGCCCGCGCGGTCCTGCGCGCGAACTTGACTCAGGGCATCGAGTGACGTGGACCTGCTTGACCTCATGGACGCGCTGCAGGCCCACGCGCTCGCTGCCGCTAATGCTGTTGGCGGGCCAGACTTCCATGACGTGGCGGTCGGCTTCCCTGCCGCGCAGGGGCGATCCGTGCGCATCTTCTACGGCGGCGAGCGCGAGTCTGTCTATCTCGGCGAGGGTTCGCTCAATTCCGAGCACATTGCCCAGGCGGTCGTCGTTCGCGGTTACTGGCCGCTGCCCGAGACGGCAGCCCAGCGTCACCGCGCAATGGAGGGCGAGATGGCTCGCTTCGTGAAGCAGTTTCGGACACGCGTCAACGCCGACTTCCAGCTCGGCGGCGGGAGCACGGCAATCAAGATCCAGCCGGCACAGGCCGATCAGGTCCTCATCGCGGGCAACAAGTACGCCGCTGTTGAGCTCGAGGTCCTGGTCGACTTCGACGACTACCTGCAGAGTCCGTGAGGTACTAGATGGCGAAGCAATCAGGCTTGGGCTCGAACCTGTTCCTCGGAGCGATTGACCTCTCTGGCGACGTCGGGGCCGTGTCGAGCATCAGCTCGCCGCGGGGCATCCTTGACATCACGGGCATCAGCAAGTCGGCGCCCGAGCGCCTGCTCGGGTTACGCGATGGCGCGCTCGCGTTTGACGGCTTCTGGAATGCGGACGCGAGTGCGATCGTTGACACGCTGAACAACATGCCGACGACCGACGTGCTGTCCACGATCATCATCCCGGCATCGAGCTCGTTCGCCGTCGGCGATGTCGGCGCTGCCATCAACGGCAAGCAGATCACGACGGACGTGGCGCGCGGCCAGGACGGCTCGCTCGCCATCTCGAGCAACATCCAGGCCAACGGCTCGGCGCTCGAGTGGGGTCAGCTGCTGACGGCTGGCAAGGCCAGCGTCGCGACGGGCACCGTCAACCAGACCAGCATCGACTACGGCTCCACCTCAACCCTGTTCGGTTGGGCCGCCTATCTGCACGTCTTCTCGATGGCGTCGGGCACGATGGGCGTGAAGATCGAGGACTCGGCCGATAACTCGGCCTGGCTGGACCTTGCGGGCGGCGCGTTCACCAGCGTTACCGGGGCGACCAGCGAGCGCATCGTTGGCGGCGTCACGGCCACGGTACGGCGGTACATCCGGCTCACCACCACCGGCACCCACGGGACGGCGTCGATGGCCGTTCTGTTCGTGCGCTACGAAACCAGCCAGGCAATCTAAAGGAGTAACGACGTGGCCAAAGTCAGTGGTTTGACAACGAGCGTGACGGTGGACAACGCCGCCGGCACCGGGCAGAACATCAGCAACGACATCACGAGCATCGACGTCTCGACACCGCGAGGCATGCAAGACATCACCGGCCTCGACAAGAGCGCTATTGAGCGCCTGCTGCTGCTGGCCGACGGGACGGTCACGTTAAATGGCGTGTTCAACACGGCGACGAACATGAGCCACGACGTCTTCAAGACGGTGCCGACGCAGTCGGGCACGGGCACCGGGTCAACGCGAACCGTGGTCATCGTCTACCCCGGGCCGGCGACTCTGACGATGGAGTGCGTCTTGACGGACTATTCGCTCAGCCGCGCACAGGATGGCTCGCTGACCTGGAGCGTGCCGGGCAGCGTGGCGAACGGGACGGCGCCGGCCTGGTCGTAGGACCACAGCCGAAGTCAGGCGGCCGTGTACCGGGTCCCGTCCGAGAGGATCACGCTCGATCTCGATGGCCCGTCTATCGAGATCGAGCGCCTTTCGGCCTGGGCGATCCAGTTCGAGGGATTGCAGCTGGCGAAGGCGTTCCTCGATGCTCGCAGCACGGCGCAGGAATACACGGCGCTCGTGCGCCTGTTCGAATACTTCGCTGCCGAGGCGATGCCGTCATGGGACATCGTCGACCATCGAGGCCCCGTGCCTGCCTCGGCGCGGGGGATGCTGCGCCTCCCGTTGAGCTTCTCGCTCGTCCTGGTAAACGAGTGGATCCAGTCGTTGCCAGCTGCCAAGGAAGATCCGCAGTCGGCCGTCGATGCCGTGCTGCCGCCGGGGACGCTCAACCGTGAGGTCAAGCGCCGACTCCGCGCCGTGAAGAAGGCCGCCTGATGGCGAACAGCGTAACCATCCGCACCACCGCACCCGGTGCGAAGCAGGCTGCCTCCGACATAAAGGGACTGAAGGGCAGCATCCAGTCGCTCGGCTCGCGCACGGGCGGGCCGCTGGGCGGCGCCATCGGCGGGTTGGCCGGTCTCGGCGGCGGCCTGGCCACGGCCGGCATCGTCGGCGGCCTCGCGTTCGATGCAATGCGCCGCCTGAACGACATGCTCGTCCAGGGCGTGTCGTCGGCGCTCGCCGAGGAGCAGAGCCTGAAGCGCCTCGACGCGGCGCTCGAGGCCAACGTCAAGGGTTGGGACGGTAACCGTGACGCCATCGACGAGGCCGTGGAGTCACGCATGGACCTCGGCTTCTCGGATGACGCGCTGCGCGACTCGATGGTCAAGCTCGTCGTCGCCACGCGAGACGAGGAGCGGGCGCTGCGCTTGCAGAACCTCGCAATGGACGTTGCCCGCGGCAGGGGAATCGACCTCGCCGCTGCGACCGACATCGTGGTCAAGGCGCAGAACGGGCAGGTCGGCGCACTGCGGCGGCTGGGCATCCAGATCGACAGCAACGCCACATCACAGGAAGCTCTCAACCTGCTGACGGAACGCTATGCGGGACAGGCCGAGGCGTTCGGCGAGACGACGGTCGGCAAGCTGACGAAGGCCAACACCGCCGTCGAGGAGCTGCAAGAGAACGTCGGCAACATTCTCCTGCCGATGCTCGGCGACACCGCAGTCAAGGCCAGCGAGGCAGCGGAGGCGATCGAGCGCCTGTTCTCCGGCGAGACGTGGGTCGGCCTCGGCGGCGAAAAGCAGCTCGCCGTCATCGAGAAGGCCGGCCAAGAGCTCGGCGCCGGCCTCGGCAACAGCATCAGCGACGGCTTCGCCCACTCGAACTATCGGGACCAGATCACCGCCGACTGGAACCACGAGGTGACGACTGCAGCGAACGCAATGGAAGCGAAGGCGGTGCAGGAAGCCAACAGGGTCGCGGGCGGCTTCGCCGCCGAGCTGGCTGACGCTGTGCGCGGCAACAAGGATGTTGTGGCGGACGCCATGGAGGACCTGACGTTCGCCCTGACGAACCCGCTCGCGGTCGCCAGAGAGCTCGCTCGCATCGAGGGCGCCCTGACGAGCGAGGAGCTCGCGACGGGCTTGTCGTCCAAAGAGGCCTGGGTACGCGCAGCGGCGAGGCAGGCGGTCGACACCCTCCTCGGGCAGTGGGAGGGGTTGCGCGGTGAGGCATACAGAGGGGGCAGGGCAACCGGCGACCAGCTTGCCGACGGCCTCGCATCACAGAGCGGCAACGTGTCGGAGCAGGCGCGGCACATCCGCGAACTCATCCGCCGCATCCTCGACGGCCCGATCAGTGTCAACACCAGGATCAACATCAACAACCGACTCCGCAACAGCGGCAACATCCCGAGGTTCGCCGAAGGCGGCTTCCTGCCTGCTGGCCGCATCGGCGTCGTGGGCGAGGAAGGCCCCGAGCTGATCGAGGGCGGCAGTGGCGGCTCGCGCATCACGCCTCTCGGCGGCGGCAGCGCCAGCGGCTCAATGCAGGTCGTGGTGATGCTCACCAACCGAGAGGTCAACGCCAGCCAGCAGCACTATCGACTGATGCAAGCCGGGAGGTCCAGCTTCTAATGGCTGACGCCAAGATCACCGCCCTGACCGCGCTGAGCAGCGCGGTCAGCGAGGACCTGCTCGCGATCGTTGACGACACGACGGGGACGCCTGTCACCAAGAAGATCAGCCGCTACGACTTTCTGCGAGCCGCTGCACCGGGTATCAGCTTTGACTTCTCGTCCACGACCTCATCGGGCGACCCGACCAGCGGCCGCTTCCGGCTGAACAACGCCACGCCGGCGTCGGTCACTGCCCTCTACATCAGCGAGACGGACCTCGACGGCAACAGCATGGCCTCGACCCTGGCGACGTGGGACGACTCCACGGCCACGGTCAAGGGCTACCTGCACATGCTCGCGCAGAACGATGCTGCTCATTGGGCGACGTATGCCATCAGCGGCACCCGGACCGACAACGGCACCTGGGACACGTTCACCCTGGCGCACATCAGCTCGGGCACGCAGTTCGCCAGCGGCGATGACGTGCGGATGTTCTTCGTTCGCACCACGGACAGGAACACCGGCTCAGCCTTCCCCGGCTCCCCTGCGACGGGGCTGGACTTCTTCCGAACCGACCTCGGCGAGTGGTACTACTACGACGGCACGCGCTGGCTGGGGGCCGAAGTCCAGCAGTGGACGACGCGCGGTTTCGCGGGAGGCGCGACGGCAAGCAACACGCTCCGCGCGCCGGCGCCGCGATCCCTCGGTGGTGCTGACCTGTGGGTCGAGCGGGCGACGCTGGCGTTCGGCATCGAGTCGGGCGGGACGGCATTGTCCGGCTCGCACAAGTGGGACATCGGACTGGCCTATAACGCATCGGCCAGCGCGATCGACGCGGGGACGTCGCTCACGACGTTCACGATCGACTCCGGGTCCTCGAACGTGATCCGCGAGATCGCGGCAGTCGACCTGAACGTCCTGCTGACGGCGCCGACCCTGCTGGTCCTGACACTGACTAAGACGGGGACGCCGGGCAACCTGTGGGGCGCCGCGATCATCGAGTTCCGCCACGTAGCGACCTAGGAAAGGGCAGCCATGACCGCCTATGCCGTCCACTACACCATCGCCGGCCAGATCGCGACGGACATCCGGGGCCGATACCCGAACCGACAGGTGACCTTCAGCGAGCCCGATGCCGAGGAGCAGACGACGGTGACGTTCACGCCCGACTTCACCGGGACCGACCTGGCGGCGGTGGACAACTACGTCTCGAAGCAGCGTGCCAACGCGCCGCTGGACGACTCGCGCGCTGCGGCGATCCGGGCCGAGGTCCCGACCCTGCAGGCATACCTCGACGCCTCTGCTCCGACCGCGACGCAGACGGTGACGGCGACGAAGGCGCTGATCCGCGTGGTGCGGGCACTGGTAGCGCAGTAAGCCCTAGATGTCCTTCCTCCTACAGGAGACCGGCGACCGGCTGCTTCAGGAGATCGGCGACGACATCCTGCTCGATGAAGCGGCCCTGGTCGGTGTGTGGATCGACGGTGTTGACTACACCGATCTCGTCCAGTACGCCTCGTTTGCCCTGACCGAGGCGGCCAACCGGGGTGAGGTCGGGACTGGCGGCTTCGACGTGGTCGACACGCTGAACGCACTCGACATCCCGGCGCTGAAGACGGTTACCTATGACGAGTCCGCCGTCGTCGGCGACACGCGCGTCTATACCGGCTTTACACACGCCCGCACCGAGGACGCGCTCAAGGGATCGGGCACGGCGAAGATGTGGGGGGTCGAGACGACTGACCTCAACATCCTGGCGTCGGATTACATCCTCTCGACCGGCGCCGACCGCGGCAGCGAGACCGACTACGCGCGTGTGACG